ATACATCGACCATCCACGGCGTAAAGCCACGCTGTGATTCAACAAAATCGACTATCCCGATTAGATTCTTTTTATACAACGAATAGATATGCCTCTTTCGAGAAACACGCTTTCGTATCTGCCGCATCTGTTCAAGGCATAGTATCGCCTGTATATCGGTGAATTTCGCGTTTATTCCGATATACTCGTGATTGTCTGACCCACCATATACGCGCCCGAAATTCTTTAATCGGCGTAACGCTATCGCCGAAGTCTCGTCATTGGTCACTATCATACCGCCGTTACCAGTTGAAATCAGCTTGTGCGGAGAGAACGAAAAACAACCGACATCACCTATTGTCCCTATCTGCCTACCGTCATGGTACGACCCTAACGACTGGCAAGCATCTTCAATAAGCGGTATTCCCTTTATCTTGCAGAAAGACTTCATCTTATCTATATCGCCACAGCGTCCATTTAAAGACACATACACTATCGCTTTAACGTCGCTTGTGAAATATTCACAAACATCTTTATACGAAAGACAACCGCTATCGTCAGTGTCGAGTGGGACGATAGTAGCACCAAGAGCGCAGAACGCTGTTGCGCTTGCGACCATCGTAAGTGATGGGACGATGACCTTATCGCCTTTACCTATACCATACATCATGCCACAGAGCATAAGCGCAGTTGTTCCGCTAGTCACGGCTATAGCATGATTAGACTTGACCATCTTAGCGAACCGCTGTTCGAGTTTAATCGTATCCTTACCCTCGGTATTCCATTTGCCAGAAAACAGATAATCGCTTATCTTATTTCTTGCCGACATCGGATACACGGGATGTATCAGCTCTATTCTTTTCATTTATCCTCGCTATTTTTTCGTGCATACGCTTGTCTTTATCGCCTTTATGTTCAGGAGGAACGCCGACCTCTATGCAGACGCAATCAGTCAACGCTTTGAACCCATGCGCTGTTCCTTTGTTGATGTGGAAGTTTTCGCCAGAAGAAAGTGCAAACGTAGTCTTGTCATCAAAAAAATGTATCTCGCCTTTAAGTAGTAGAAAATCCTCATCATACCCATAATGTACGCAGCCTCCTCTTGCGTATCCTTGCTTTGTATAAAACAGAGCGACCTCTGGCAATCCGCACAGTTCCCGTCCCGTTATTGAATAAGTAGAGCCACGGACATCTTTATGCACTAGCTTGATTTTCACCTGTCAACTCCTTCATATCGCTATCGACCATCAGCTTGACCAATTCTTTAAACCGTATTTTAGGTTCCCACTTAAGCAGTCGTCGGGTCTTTCCAGCGTCACCGAGCAGTGCCGGTACTTCGTTCGGTCTAAGGTGTACAGAATCAAACTTGACGTATTCCTTGAAGTCAAGGTCGAGATATTTAAACACTTCCTCCACGAACTCTTTTACTGAATGCGTCTCACCTGTCGCCACGACCCAATCTTCAGGTGTTCCGTACTGCATTATCTTGTAAATAGCGTCCATATAATCACGGCTATGCCCCCAATCACGCAGAGCAGACAGATTGCCTAATACCAACTCTTTCTGCCTACCCTTTTTAATACGGACGGCAGCTCTCGTTATCTTACGCGTGACGAAGTTTACTCCACGCCGTTCGCTCTCGTGGTTGAAAAGAATACCATTAGCGGCAAACATATTATATGCGCTACGGTACGTCTTTGTTATATGAAATGCGAACAGTTTCGCGCAGCCATACGGCGACACAGGATTAAAATAACTCTTTTCGTTCTGTGGCGGGAGTGTATCTCCAAACATCTCGCTAGATGACGCTTGGTAAAACTTAGTCGATTTAAGACCGACGCGGCGTATAGCTTCAAGCACTTTCAGCGGTCCTACAGCGTTTATCATTGCGGTATGTACAGGTATGTCAAACGAAATCTTTACGTGTGACATAGCAGCCAGATTGTATACCTCGTCAGGCTTTATGCTATATAGCAATCCCTCGATACCTTCCTCAAGGTCGCCGTAATGTATCCTGTCACGCTTTTCAGGGTCGAATATGTGGTCTATCCGTTGAGTGTTCGGATTGCTCGTGCGTCGTATCAGCCCGTGTACTTCATACCCTCTGCCAATCAATAGTTCTGATAGATAACTACCGTCCTGACCATTAACACCTAAAATCAATGCCTTTTTCATTTTTCCACCGATACGATATAATTGAAATACTCTGATGCCTTTAGCATATCTTGGATACCACCTCGTCTATTCTTGCCCACAGTTGGTACTTATTCAAAAGCAAATCCCGCGCTTCTTCCAACGCCTTATCGTCCTGCGGCTGTGAGGTCAGAGCGCATACGTCAGACCCGCCATTTTTTATGTCAGCGTAATGGAATGAGCCAGACGGCAGATAATCACCGATGTTGGTCCCACCTATGACTACGATAGGTGTCGTCCATAGCAATATATCGTCGAATATGCGTTCGCTGAAATAATGCTCACATGGACCCATATCAAACTCAAGCGCATATCTGTACTGCTCAAGGACTCCTTCTTTACCGAACCAATAGTCGTTTGCGTTTCCATTGCCAAGCCGTCCCTTGTAGCACGACTTCATGGGTCCGGTGAAAGGCACAATGCTACCGTATAAGTCTAACGGATACTTAGCGCAATACGCGGCAGTGTATTCTTTGCGTTGTCTATGGTCATCACGACCTGACGCGTTTGAAAGTATGCAGATAAGGTCTTTTGTTTTCTCCGGCTTCTTTAACGCAGAAAGATAGTCATAATCATGCTTCAGCCACCATTCGCCAAACCCAAACGTGTACCGGCAGTCAAGTGAAGCTATGCCCTTCCCTTGTATCGCACGATAGTTAGAGTAGCCGGGGATATACGGATGTGCGCCGATATAGATAGTCCTGTCCTGCGGCAGGTTGCTATTGGTGGCATCTATAACCACGAAGAAGTCGGCTTTTGACCTGTCTGAAACTCCTTTTATTCCACGAAACTCTCCAGACCGTCGTGGTGTCATCTTAGAGAACACCTCAAGTGTGTACTTATCGTCCCAAGCGTCGTATACAAAGCACACCGTTTTCATTTTACCGCCACTACTCCTATCATCGGGTAGTCATGTTCTACGATGTCGCCATACGATATAGACGACCACTTGTTTCCAAGTAGGTCTTTAATAGTTTCTGTTGTGTATCCCCACCGATGCACACAATAGTCGTTTTTATAGCTTCCGTATATAAGCCGTATCATATCTTTATCAGAATAGTTTTCCAATGCAGTGCGTCTTACGTCGGGAAAGTCGAACCTGAACTTCCCACCCTTTTTAAGTGACATAAATATTCTGCTAACTAACGCTGACGCTTGTTTCTCAGTAAAATGCTCGAAAGAACTTACCATAAGAAATTCTGATACGGACTCTTTAGGGAAAGCCCATTCTTCGTTGAAGTCAAATATCATGTCAGCATATACCGTCGTTGCCCCACCGACGTTCTTGCCTTTGTAATACTTGTCTACAGTCGTACCCTTTAATCCCTTTGGTGGCTTTGAACCTACTGCATCGACATTGACGTACCCTTTTAAATATACGTCCCCGCAGCATAAGTGTACCTTCATATCACATCCTTGAATAACCTATCTGTCCAATCTTTTGCTAAAAACGCCCACGAGTTTTCTGATATGTATTCTTCATTGACCTGCCCATGCTGAATCGGTCTTTGTAACGCCTCGACAAGAGCGTCCTTGAAGTTCTCGTCTTTAACCGCATTATCCGACCGTTCTTCCATTACAGCGAAATCATTCGTCACGATATTGCAATTACACGCATACGCCTTAGTAAGCGCGATACAGTTAATCTCACCAGCGTATGTGCAAGGATACGCGAACACTGCCGATTTCAGGTACTCGCCGACAAGTTCTTTATGTCCGATACGACCATGCTCGACCACGCCGTCCTGCGCCAGTTTAGCGACCATCTGCGCTTTCCAACCATTGTCCTTGATATACCCGTGCCGCACAAACTCGTCATATACCTGCCACCCGTAATAGACGTGAAGCGTCGCGTCAGGTACTTCTTTCTTAATGTCAGCCCACATATCAAGTATCTTCTCAAGACCACGGTTATACGACGATGCGTAGATTATACGGTTTTCTTCGCGGTTCTCTACCCGCTCAAGAAAGTCATCAGCGTTGATACCGTTGGAAGTGACAAATATTTTCTCCTGCGGAACGACAGACGGAAGTTTTGACTTATGGTATTCAGACAGCACCATTACCTTGTCAAAAGTCTTTACCGTATGCTCATCCCATACGATATTTACTGGAAGGTCGTGCAACCAGATTATCTTCTTACGAGCGTTTACGCCGACTGATGCAAAGATGTTCATGCGCCACGATACGACGATGTTATGCTTCTCGTTCTTATTGAACTTATACCAGTTCTTATACACCACGCCGTCATATACGCCTTCATCGTCATTACAGGTGTTATATACGGTGACTTTCCAACCGAGCTTTGCCAGTTCCTTTGACATATTGATAGCCGCTTCTTCAGACCCGCCGATACCTTTCACTACCGACTTTGGTGACCACGCCTCCTCTGTCTGACCGCAGAAAAGCGTTATCTCATCTTTACCATGCTCACGTTGCGGCAAAAACTCGTTCTTCAGCTTTATGATAAAATCGTTTTCGTCCATATCGTTAGGGACAGCTTCGACCAGCTTCCGCACTAATGTCTCGTCACGGTCTTTGACGTAATTGACAAGCCATGCAATATGCTTGACGAACCTGTCCTGTACAACGGCAGTTTCAAACAGTTTTTCGCTGCCCTTGACTACATCAAGCGACGGGACCATCTGTTTAGCCTTATCGAACAGCCGTTTAGCTGTCTCGTATTCGTTCGTCTGGAAATACGCAAACGCAAGAGAAAGCGTAAGCCTCCATGTGTACTTTGATGGGTCAATCATGCCAAACGTCTTAGGCACTTCAAGACGTGCCGCCATGTTACCCCAATAGATAGCCTTATCCCACTGGCTTATCTCGAAGTATATATCATGGAGAGCGATATAAGCGTCAGGATAATTGGGCTTCTCGGCAATCGCCTCAAATGCAGCAGATATAGCGTTCTGGTACTCTTTCTGCTTACGCAATATTTCAGCGATAGTACACCACGACATATATCTATCTTCGTCCCACCCTGATGATGCGATATGCTTCTCAAGGAAGAACTGCGCTTCTTTAAGGCGTGATGTCGATGCCAGCATCCGACCGATATACGCTAACGTCCGCGGGTCGGTATTCTCCTTATCTTCCTTGTACTCATCGACAAGGTACTTTATGTTCCTGTTCGCTGATTTTACAGCGTGTTCAGGGTCTACCAGATGGTCGATATAGAACAACTCGCTGAACGCTATCTTATGCCCTATAGTAGTCTTGGGGATGATGTTCTCATGGATATGCTTATTCCAGCGAAGGTTCTCACAGCGTTTGATTATCGTTTCACGCCAATGTTGCGCGTTGCAGTGACCGAACTCGTCCTTCGAGTACAGATACGTCGAATATAATATCGCAGCTTTTTCTCCGACCATTTTGTCAAAAGCTGTACGGATATTATGGGGGTTGACAATAGCATCATCAGTATCAAGACGAAAGTAATAATCAGATTTAATATTATCTGCAAGAAAATTCCTCTTACGCGCGAAAGAAATGCGACCACGATTTTTCTCCCATTCGTCTTTTTCATATTTCACCCACTTTATATATACGTCCCTGTATGGAAACACACATTTATCGTCGTCATACGCCACCACTACTTCATCGAAGTATCTGCCATAATCACGCACAATGCGCTCAAGCTGTTCCCGTTCGTCCTTCGCAATGATAGCCAACGCGAGAGTCATCACTACCTACACTTTCTCCGGTATAGAAAACGCCGGAAATGTTTTTAAAAATCTACGCAAATCCTTTTTGAAGTATTTCGTGCGAAAGAGTTTCCCCTCCTGTACAGGGTCATACCCTTGCTCGATAGCGCATTTCTTCAGGTATCGTTCGACATCAAATATCAACTTCGGGGGGATAGACGCACCCCAACGCAGAGAATGGTCTTTGTTAGAACCAAACTCGTTGTTGCGTGTCTTTTTTATTTCAGCGTTCTGTTTTGCTACGAGTTCACAGGCGAGGTGGTTGTTTACGATAAAGGGGTCGTCACAGCAGGGTCCGACAGGATTTTCCTTATAAGGCATCATGCAGTTATTACAGTACAAAGACGGGTCTTTTAACCATTCATTCACGAAAGCTCTGATTGCGTCCCAACGATTCGTTGTTTTAACGAACATCGTAATCTACCCCTCACTTTTAAAGTGTTAAGCGAGGGGAGTGTTTGCTCCCCCCGCCCAACGTGATGCTTAAAGCATCTGGTTACTCAAGAAGCCAGCGTTATAGTGCATACAACGCAGCGTAGCTTCCAAAACGATTTCGCCCTTAGTCGCGTCACCAGTCTTAGCCAGTTCTCTGTTCAACGGCTGACGCAGATAGTCGATAGCGAACATATCCTCATTGAGACCCAAGAGGTCGTAGTTCGTATCGGCAGCAACCGTCATATACCGATGAGCAAACAGCTTGACCATCTTCGCAGCGTCAGCTTCGTATACGTCAACGGCATTGACCAAGCGACGGTCCTCGATAGACACGTGCTTGGTAGCACCGGCAGTAAAGCCAGAGATTTTCCGTTTCATATACATACCGCCATACACCGCGTTGACTTCCGTACCGTTGTCCCATACCAACTGGAACAGGTCATTAAGCGCAGATTCCGACAGCGACACGCCTGACTGCGACGTTACCAGCGACAGAGAGTTCTTAATACCTCTCATCTGGCGAGCAGCGTCAGAACCAGTACCGCAAGCCAAAGAACCACGAAGCACAGCATACTCAAGGTCGTTCTTAATCTGCTTGAGTGCTTTCGTAGCCTCATAAGCATAGCGGTCATTAAACGCAGCACTGTTGATGCTACGTTCCGTATCACTGACCGAAAAGCCCTGCTTCAAAATCTGCGTGAAGTTGAACAGGCGAGTCGGGTTAGTTTGATTTTGATACGTCGCGTCCGTACCTTCAATCTGTGCGTTAGACTTTACCGCACCCAACGTGTCGATGAGCCATTCGTGCATAATCTGGTTAGCCGAACCAGTTGCAAGACCGGAAGTCAACTGCGTTTCCGTCGGCGAAAGATTCGTCATGACGGAGAGCAGGTCCTCTCTCATCGATTTGTCATCATACGTATAAGCAATAGCCATGATATTCTCCTACTCTTAGTCGCCTAACACGCCCTGCCTACTCAAAATACTTTTCATAGCAGAGTGCGCGTCGCTCAAGCGACCAGACCTCGATTTCTCTACCGAAGCCCTGTGAGCGTCACGCTGCGGGACTTGCTGTACTCCCGACCCAGTCACCATAGTCCTTTTCTGGAGGTCTTTGATAGTCGCCTGATTTTCAGCCAGTGTTTTCTGTGTAACGCCGCTATTAAGCCTCGACAATCTCGCATAAGCGATTTCCGACGCTTTTAAGAGTCCTGCGGGGTCGTTCTGCAATCCTACATCTGACTGCAATATCTGGGCAGTAAGAACAGCTTGTTTTGACTCTGTGTTCCATACGGCTTTTCCAGACCCGTCAGTGATAAGATTGCCAAGATTGTCTTTTAAGAACATATCACCATAATTTGCGGCGACGTACTTAAAAGATTCATTTCTTACCGCAGTATCACGCTGGCGTTTGTCAAATTCAGAAAACCTCTGGTCGATGACTTTGGCGACTTCCTGTCTCTTCAGTTCGTCTATTTTCGATAACGCCCAATTTCTGTGCGCGGGGTTATCGGTAGACTGGGCGAAAGCATCAAGTTCAGCAACAGTCGGCTCACGTTCTTGTTTTACGGACTTAAACCCATCTGAAATGTCATTCCGCAATCGTGACATCTCGTCACGCAACTCGGCTATTTCAGCCGACTTTCTGCGGTTTTCAGCGAGGATGTTCTCTATAGGACGGTCGGTCGGTACAGTGGATTGACCCGCCACGTCGGGTGCTTCGACCTGCGCCACGTCAGAGACTTCGCTTGGCATTTCATTACCGGACGATTGCTGTTGAACAGCGGGCGAATCTGCTCCTTCTATCACGCCCTGTACTTCTTCAGACATTTGTTCCTCCTGGCATCTGACCCTCTGCCGTGGGTTTGGTTACATACATCTGGTATTTCCCTATACGACCAGACGGTTTTAACGAAGAAAAATCCATAGCATTGCTTTTCTTTAATCCTGCTATCTTCTGCCACGGGACATACATATCGACTTCAAGCGGTTCTTTTATACCACGAGCAATACTTGAAGCCGTGATGAATACCTTCTTAAACATTTCTTCTTCATCCTTATTCTCAAGCTGTGCCGTGTGGAACGCTATTGCCGGTATACTATCCTCGACAGGGTTAGCCACTATCTTGCCTAACACCTTAGCACTGGCTATATCACGAATACGACGTGATGTCGCCATGTGTATAAAATCATCAGAATCGACTTTCTCATTCTGCATCTCCTGAATCACGTCATACGTTAAAAGCATAAGGTCTTTGTTAGTTATCATGCTCTGCCCCCTGCGTCGAATCGTCGTAATCTCTTGTTATATTATCCTTTGAGTTCCGGCTTTCCATCTCATCATTAAGCTGTTTAAGTTCCGCCGTATATCTTTCGGCGAACGACAACGCAAGGTCACAAGCGATTTTCTTCACGCGAAGCTCACGCAACTTCTTCTCATCGTCGAGTTCATGCCAGATGCTGTCGATGTACTCACGTTCCTCTTTCCTATCCCGAACGAATATAGCAAACGCGTCACTACGGGAACTTTCGATGACCTTGACACATTCTTCGATACGTTTTATAACGCGGTCGGTGTCCATTGCCTTGATATACTCGGCGTTAGCATTTTCCCAATAAAGATTACTTATCATCTTTCTCGCCATGGTTTCCCTCGTCTTTCATCTCTTTGCGTATTTTAGCGTTCGTCTCCTGTTCCTTGAGTTTCATCTCGCTCGTCATTATGACATTATCAAACGTCTGCTGACCATGCTCATCTTGCTCTTTAAGCTGACGACCAGCAACGTCGGGCTGTATGCCCTGTTTAACCAGCACCTGCGCCATTTCAGCGTCAGTAAGGTCTTTAGCATTGACACGTACATCCGGCGGCGGTTGCATCGGTTGCGGATTAGACACAAATGACTGCCAGTTCTCAACGTCAAGCATCTGATAAAAATACGCAAATGCAGCCGCTATATTCTGCGGCGTTACAACACCAGTCTGGATAGCTACGGGGTTAGTCGCGCCCATGATGACCTGCTGTGCTTTCTGCAAGCGTACAGAAGGATTAGTGTTCTGGTCAGTACCACGGACAGTTATGCGATATTTACCCTGTATTTCCTCTTTAGTCAGTTTGATAGGCATATATCCTTCCTGACCGAAATAGGCGAACTCGTACTCATCGTCGCCATACTGACACCATAAGTCCCATATCCAGTTGACGAACTCCTCAAACTGTATCCGTGCTAAAGACGAATCAAGCGCAAACACCGTCTGTGCTGCCTGCTGCTGGAACTGAACTTCACCAAGCGTCCTCGGCTCACGCTTGTTTATCATCGACTGTAACGTGTAATCTACCTGCCCTATCATCTCCTCGATTTTGCTTTCCAACACCATCTGTTCTTTCTCGTAGGAGAAGTTAACATTCGAGTTGTGCGTGTTTATCGGCGCAAGCATATCGCCTAACGGTTGCATACCGCTGACCGGAACGCCCTGTCCAAACACGAACTGAATAGTCTTAGGATTGACCTGACCGGCACGATACAAGAACATCGGGGAATTAGTGATAGTGCCATAGTCTATCTTCTGCATGTGCTGAATATCTATTTCCTTAACGATGTCCTCGATTATCTCCGGCATACCACGATGGGAGAACCATCTGTCGTCAGTCAGTTCCCAATAAAGTTTTACGAACGGTTTTTTACCTGACGAATACGGCAGCGACACTTTACGGAACAACTTAGAAAATTCAGGCGCGATAGTTATTACGCACCGCTCTTTAACACCGTCGTTGTTTATATCGTACAGGCAGTACGCTTCCCATACCTTGACAAGATTATCTTTATTAAGGCGTGTGATACCTTCACGGACATCTTTGATGCTGTCGATGTTCTTATCGTCTGATTGTTTTGTCCTATACGTATCTTCGATGTCGTTGATGTTGCCTACATCCCATCCGTGGTTTAAAGCGTTTTCGCGTAACTGGTCAATCGACATAAAGAACTCATGCACGATGTACTCGCACGACTGCGGGTCGTATCCTGATGTAGAGGGGACGTACACTCGTTCAGGGTCGCACAACGCGAAATCAGGGAAGTTGTATACGACATCATCGGTCGTCACGATTATTTCTTTTTTACCCTGTAACAGTTCTTCCGCTGCCTTGTCGATAGCTTTCTGATTATCAGACATCACCATCTTGTTCGTATCGACATCTATATGCTGCGCTATCCACTGCTTCGCCATATCCGGCGTAGCGTTCATGTCGAACAACTGTAACACTACCGGCACAGGGATATCTTCGAGCTTAATCGTATCGACACGGCGTTGCGTCTCAAGTCTCCAATACGGTTTGACTAAATAAAATCCTTTCTCGTACATACGGTCAAGAGCTATCTGCCAGCGTGGCTGTATCTTCATCACGTCGCAGAGCAAATGGTCAAGAAAGCGTTCGACCTTCAATGCGGCAATAGGACTATAGCCCGGGGCAGGGACGACGCTGACGACAGGGCGTATACCAAGCAATACGTTATACGTCGCTGCTTTATGCTTGCGTATTTTCGTGTCGAGGGTAGGCATACGTATGTTAGCACAGCCAGGGAACGGAAACGTCTTAGTCTTTTTGATACGCATACGCAGCTTATGCCATTTTTCCTGATTATCAGCCCACGTAGACACATCTTCTTCGCAATTCGATACCCAATTCTTAATATCAGTGACGATACTTTCTTCACTCTTACCTGCGGAAGCCTTCGCGCGTTGTTTTTCCCTGCTGTACTTAATCATATTTTCTCCTAATAACCGTAGTCGTATCTTAACCCTATTCCCTGCATCTCCTCTTCCATCAATTCTCCATATCTACCAGTTGTTGTATCATTGGCAGACGGTGGAGTGGCTTTTACAAGCAATTGTTCGGCGTAACAAGCGCAATCTACGAGGTCATCGTGCTTTGACGAGCCTATCGTCAGCAGTTCTTCCTTAAGTTCATGCATATCAGCACCGATATAATATTTCCCCGCTTCAAAAAGAGGCTGTAATGACGCTATAATACGCCTCTGTTTGTTGCGTATGTTGCCACCAACGCTTCTGAACATATTTTCAAGCTCGACAAACGGGGCATATATCTGTCTTTGTTCGGCTTTCTCGATGACCTTATCATAAAACTCGCGTTCACGACCGCAGGGGATACCAAACGCAACTATATCACGCTTAAAACACTGATATATCGACAGCGCGGCATCGATAAACTCACCTGACGGCGCGTGTGTCCTGATATATTTAATACAATATCGGTTATGCAGGTGGTCGATACCGGCTAAGTAAGCCACTTTGTAGTCAGCGTTGTCTGACTCGCTGTATGCGGGGTCGATGACCAGTACCATAGACAGGTTTTCAGGTCGGTACTTCCATGTCTTAATATGTTCTTGCTGTATCGGCGCGCCTTCGATAAACTTCGGGTTGCACATATACTCGCACGAGAACGCCCACGACCCGATAGCCTTTTTACGTTCCTGCAATTTAGCGTGGTCCCAATGCTCTTTCCAGAGTTCGTTACCTTCTTTCTCATCGTCACTTTTATACGCCGCATATTTTCTCCTTGTCCATTCGCTCATAGGTCGGTTAATAAACTCCTCTATTATCGCCAGAGGGCTTATCGGTGTACCTATCATCACGAATTGACCTTCAGGAGTAAGCGCAGGAAGGCATGACTTCAATATCCAGTTCCTCAACTTGTTTCTACGGTCCTCACTATTGACCGTTTCTTCATCTTCAATATCATCCAATATAATACAGGTAGGGCGGAATCCACGTATCTGCGCTTCAGCACCACGCGCTCGTATCTGCGAGCCGTTCTTGAGCATTATGTGCGTCTCTGACCATTTCTCTTTCCCTGTCTGGTCGCCAAAGAATGTCTTTAATATGCCATTACTCTCAAGTTCGACCTTTATCCAGCGCAGATGCTCGATAGCTAATCCTTCCGACGCGGAGATAATACAAATATCGCTGTTCTTCCACAGCAGCGCGTCATGCAACGCTTTAAATCTCGAACACAAATAACTCTTAGCAAACCCGCGCGGTGCTTCACAAAAGTAATACTTCTGGTCGTTTATCTCTTTCGCCATCTGCCGGTGAAATTCAGGGATACCTTTGCCTGTCCACGCTGTCAACGTATCTTCCATAAAATACGCCAAGTTCTCGCGCCATAGCTTTAATATCTGTTCCTTCTCATGCGCGTCAAGCCCGTGACTGGCACATCCACGCTTGTACCTATAGTTCTTCGGTTCAGGCGGTCTACAACCTATAAATCCTTCAGGACTCATATCGTAGAGCCTCCCTTCGCCTGTTCCACTTTCTTCGGCACATCTACCACAACAGCATCGACCGCTATCGGCGCACTTTCCTTCTTCAACCGCCTGTCCTTTATGCTCATCAATGCCGACATAGCACTATCATCAACAGCCGCCACCCCTACCACCTTCGGTAACATACCACCCGCTATATCCAACGCTTTTAACCGCAACTCATTACTCACACTGTCACTCTCTATCAACTCCACTATCTTCCTCGCTAAATACGTCTTGTCTATCAGCGTGTCAACCCCTAACTCCTTACATATCTCGTTTATCCGTACCTGTACGTCCATACGCCTCAAAAGCCCATTCGCCTTCTTCCTCACGTCCTTGCCACTAAGCCCCTCCGCTTTCTCACTAAACACTTCCCGAAACGCCTTCTCACTATCTAACCCATACGCCAAATAACGTTCCACAAACTTCTCGTTGTTTATGCTAAGCCCCTTCTTCGCCACAACAGGCGCACCATAACCCTCTAAATCCTCGTATAACTTGTTAAATGTCACCACTCGCCGCTCGTGGGGAATGTTGTCAATTGGTAGGTTTTCCATACATCATGAAACAGCGTTTGTATCACTTTGAGAGATTTAAACGAGTGTTTTCAATACAACAAAACAAAAGAGCAATGTTTAAGGGCTAGGGGAAATTAAGCTTGGATTTTTATAAAAAATTTAGCACATGGCTTACTAGCCTAATCGACGGGGGACGGGGGCTCCCCACCCCACCCCTGCCCATAGGGTCCCCAGACATCATATCCAATGTCAACGCAGACGCACGTAAAGGGGTCTACGGTCAACGATTGCGTAGTGACCAATGGTATCA